CGTGCCGGTCGTGGTCGTTGCCGGGGCCGCGCCAGCACCACCACCAATAACCAAAGCATTTGCCGCCAATGCAGCAGAAGATGCCCAAGCCGTGCCGCTTGAAAAGTATGGAACTCCGCCGCTAGTCCCGGCGACCGTCAAAGCCAAAGTGCCCGAAGTTGAAACAGGAGAACCCGCAACCGAAACAATACCGCCGGTAAATGACTGCGCTACGGAAGTAACAGTACCAACCGCCGCATAGGCAAGGCTATTCCAAGCCGTTGACCCAGTACCAATTTTAAATTTGCCCGTATCTGTTTCAGCACCTAATTCGCCAACGGCAAGCGTGGGATTGGCAGATGTCCATTGCGCGGCAGTACCATTTCTAAGTTGAATCTGAACGGCCATTACGGTGTACCTCCGTCAATTGCGGTAATACCGCCATAATTACTTGATGGTGTTCCACCGTCCAAATTCGGACTGCCGCCTCCACCACCGCTTTGAGTTACCCAAGACAACGTGCCAGAACCATTGGTAGAAAGCACCTGCGAAGATGCCCCATCTGCACTTGGCAACGTCCAAGTCACGTTTGTGGCAACCGTAGCCGGGGATTTAAACGCTACATAATTGCTGCTATCCGCATCAGCAAACCGCAACGCTCCTTGTGAACCTAACTGAGCGTTAGTGCCATCCCAAGTGAAATTTGCAGACCCGCCAAACGAACCGGAATTATTAAATTGGATCTGGGTGTTAGACCCGCCAGGAGTTCCACCACCGCCACCCGTGTATTGCGGAATATTTAAGACGTTGCTTACAAACGTAGCCGCACCAGATGTTCCGGTTGTGGTTAACGTAATAGGTGCTTGGTAATCAGTCCCGCTAGTGGCCGCGCTGATCGCCGTGCCGTTGCCTTTTAATACCCCTGTTATGCTTGTAGACAGCGTTATGGCTGGCGTTGTAGTAGCGTTGGCTACTGACCCAGCCAAACCATTTGCAGACACAACTGAGACGCTCGTAACCGTCCCAGAACCGCTAACCGTAGCCCAAGAAGTGTTGGTTCCGTCAGTGGTTAGATATTTACCAGAATTAGTGGCTTGAGTTGGCAACAACGCATTGATTGCCGCTGTCGATGTAGTCTGTCCAGTTCCACCGTTGGCAATATCAATCGTTCCAGACAACGTATGTGCTGCATTCCACGCGGTCGCTCCCGTGGCGCTAAACGAGCCATCGGCAGCGGTTGAATGGTTGACAGTTAATGTCATGCCAAGAACCTCAGACGGTACAAGGCGCGAAGGTAAATTTCTATAATGTTATCAATCAATTGCTGCAAAGACATATCCGTCTTGTCAACAATTTCGTACCGACAACCCTCAATTTCTTTCAACTGCTCTTCTAAGAATTCAACAATATTAGTTGTTTTTTTGGCTGTCATCAGCGTGATCGGCCCGATCAAACCGTGCCGACCCTGGTACGCTTCGGCAAAGTCATCTGCCGCTTCAACAATTAGCTCATAAAAATGACCAAGCGCCTTGTGCTTGCTGTAGCTGCGCGTGTTCAGATGTACGCTATGGGCTACATCTCGCGCCAAGAACAACAGCCCTACAAAATCCGCGCACTTCATTGCATCATCCCTTCAGAAGGCATCATTTCCATCGGCATGGATTCCTCACGCATTTCAGGCATTTGATTCATAAGGTTCTGAGACTCAATAGCCGCAGCGACCACGCCCATTGCAATGTCTTGGATCTGCTCTTCGGACATACCCGCCTGAACAGCGCTAATACGTTGCGTCTCAGCTTGGTACGCTTTAATCTGCGCCTCAAAGTCCTTGCGCTCCATGTCCTGCGCTTCCATAGACTTGCCGACATTTTGCAGCATATTGTGCAACTGATCCAATTCTGCCGCCATCGCTTGCATCTGCTGCTGTGCTGCTTGCAAAGCTGGATTATCCTCGGCATCACCCATGAGCTTGGGATCAATCGTCTTGGCAAACCGCTTTGCCATTTCCTGCGCCCCAGGCCAGTCCATGTTCTTAACGAACAGATCGCCAGCCACCGCCCACAATTGCGGGTTACCTTGCAGTAGCTGCGCCATCGCCTCAAGTGCCTCTTGACGCTTAGTGGCGTACCCCGGACCCGTTGCAACCACTACGTCGTACTTGCCAACCGAAGGATTGTAGATCTTATCAATCACAATTCCTTCTTGATTCTGGATCTTACGCACTGGTTCGGCCTGAGTCGGGTCAATCTTGACCATCTTCGTCTCGCCGTCCAACCCAATGATTCTGGCAATGCGCTGCGTGTCGTAAATTTTGGGGATCATGTCCACCAACTGGCGACCAACGTACCGTACAGCCCGTGCTAGGTTGTCTTGGTAGTGGTAAGTACCAACATCACCCTCACGCTGGCGGGCCAGAATAGCTCTGCCAGAACGCTCGTTAGATGTCATGCCCAACGAGGCGTTGTACTGCCCCGTAGCAGACTTGATGTCCTCGGAAGCACCAACTTTAGCTTGCAACAGGCCAGATGACGCCATTGGCGGCTGCGCCCGTTGGGGCAGCGGCAATATCGCGCCTTGACCGTCCGTTACGTCCGGGTTGACCTCCAAATAAGGCCAGTTATTTGTGTTTGCGGTCTTCCACTGGGTCTCGTACCCCTCAAACTGACCGCCATAACCAATAAACGGGGCCTTTGGAGCCAGCGCCAGCATTTCTGCCTCTTGGCTAGTCCAATAATTGTACATCCGTTGTGCATCTTTGGCGTTACGCACCAACCCACTAATGTAAATCCGACCCTCAACCTCGTATTCGTTGCCAATCACCCGCACAACAGGGATGCAACTACCGGCCCATTCCTGCTTTTCAAGGATTTCGTAGCCGTTAATCTTTGTCCAGCAAATCTTCTTGCGATCCGCTTGGCGCGACTTCTTCGGTTTGCCGTAAACCGCCCGCAACTCTTTGTCTTCCGGCGTTCCTTGGAACGCAGTCACATTACCAGGATACAAATTCAACGTCTGCGTGTCGTATTCGCAATAAAAATACTCAGCAATACGAATCGTATCGGTATTTAGCCACTGGCTCAGGTTCTGATCCCCTACACCCAGCGTCTCAAGCGTAGAGAGTGGAGATGCGTTAGGAAACAACCGCGCGTATTCGGCTTTAGACAAGTCCTCAGTGATAAAACACCACTCGGCATCACTGCCGCATGGGTCCTGAATCAGCGGGTCCATGTAGACCGAGAAACTATTGCGAACCCGCGCAATCTTGATGTCTTGGTCAAACGTATCGTCGTCGCAATACTCGGTCAGAATCCGAATATAACCTTCGCCATACGCAACTTGGTTCTCGCAAGCAGTATCGTAGGCCACATCTGCATCCGAGATGTACTCGATATGCCGAATCATGCCGTTGAAAATCTCGGCGACCTCAACGTCCGCGTTGTCATCAACCGGAATGACCTTGACACTAGGCCGATTCTGGCGCTGATCGTTGGTAATCTGATGTACGTGCTGCGGTAGCTTGTTAATTGTCAAGCATGGCCGAGCGTTAATCGTCTGACCCTGCACCGCACCACGGGTCGCCAGCACATCTGCCGGCCATTGCCACTGGTTATCAGGGCTACCTGCGTAAAACCGCAGGTCGTCTAGCTCATCCTCTCGACTCTCAGAGTACGCCGAGATTGCCATCGACAGGCGATCTCGCGCTGTTGACAACACATCTGAGTCGCTCTTGAGTGGTTTGCCACCCAGTGCGACGTTGCCAACAGCGTTAATACCAGTGTAGTCAGCCATCAACACTTCCAGCGTTTAAGTGACGCTTTAGCCCGCTCGGCATCGCCTTTGGCGTGGGCTACAACCCCTTCCATTCTAGCGCAGAAGCTAGACTTCCTACCCTTATCGGCTTCCGTCTTCGGATTGGGCGCTGGTGCTTTCAAATTACTACCAGTTGCGGCGTTGTACTTCTCACGCCCTTTGGCGGTCAGGCCAGCGCCCTTGCTAACTGGCAACTTCTCACCACGCCCGACCGATAACGATACGCCTTTTTTCACTTCTTTTTCGCCGTCTTTGCAGACTCTTTGAAGTCTTTAGCTGTTGGCGCTCCGGGAGTTCCGGGTTTACGCATCTTCTCGCCAGAGCCAGCAGCGATACGTGCTTTTTTAGCGTTTATATTGGCGTAGAGTCCGGGCTTCATTTCTTAGCCGCCGCTCGTTTGGTTGCGTATGCAATTGCGACTGCTTGCTTGACCGGCTTACCGGCTTTTACTTCAGTCTTAATGTTTTCTTTAAATGCTTTTGCGCTAGTAGACTTTTTGAGCATTATGCACCCATCCAAGATCCGGCCATTGCGTCACGATTCATCGTAATAGTACGGGGCCGTTCAACGTACTCACGGTGCGCTACAGGATAAGCAAAGGTCACCGCCAGCGCGTCGGCTGCGTCAGGTGATGCCAATCCTCTAGACTTCATTTCTTTCTTGCCTTCCAGAAAGATCGTACCCGCTGAGTTGGGCTTTTTCATCGGCCCAACCAGATCATCCTTGAGCATCTTGTCCTGCGGGATGCTGGCGGTCTTTAACCACTCGCGCATCGCGCCCCACATCTCAGCCCGCTTGTTGCCCCACATTACGGGGTTCTTGGCTTTCCAACCAAAATTAACTCCTCGCACCTTATACCGTTGCTCGGTTAGTCTGTCAAGTATTCCGTAACCCAAACCGCCTTCGTCTATTACAGTTAGCGTTGGTTTAAACTCGTCAATTGCGTCAATGACACGACCGACAATCGACATCGTATCTTCACCTTTGTACCGTTTGATCGCTACAATGTCACGCCCGCGTCTGACAACAATTACCGTCGAGTCCAACCCACCCCTTGCCGGATCAACCCCTATTACTATAGGCGCGGTCTCGTCTTTGTATTTAGGTCGCTTGAATGCGTCCTCGACAATCATCGGCGAGATGAACTGATCCTCGCCCGCGCTTGGGAAGTCGCCGTACACCTCCACGCGCGCCTGGATCGAATCCTCGCCGTACTCCGCGATGATCTGCTCGTAGACCTGCTTGTCCGTCCCCTCGACCGTGCGCGCATCTATCTGGCGCGTCTGCCAGAAATCACGCTTACTATTAAACGTCTCAAAGAAGTACCCGCTGTTTCTTCTGGGGTTGCTAAACGCGAACCAATAGCGGTCCAGAATGTTCTCTGTAAAGAAGCCAGCCCCGACTGACCAGATCGCGTCGGCGATACCGCTGGCCTCGTCAAAGATCAACATCATCCCGTCGTGGTTGTGTACCCCGGCGTAAGCGTCGGGATTTTCTTCTGACCAGAGTTTGCCTTCCGCTGCCCAGTAGCGCGTCCCTTTCTTTAAGTCGCGCTCGACCAGTTCGGTCAACCATTGCGCCGGGACGATCTTCGTCGCGCTGATCTCCCACCAATGGGAGTTGATGATCATCGCTTGCCACTTGGTCAACTCACCCCAGGTCACCGACCTTAACTGCGCCTCGCTATTGGCGCTGACAATGACCGTCGAGCCGATCCGCGTTGACAGCATCCACAAGATCAGCCAGCTAACTAACGCCGACTTACCAATACCCCGTCCGCTGGACACCGCTTCGCGTAGCGTGTCCATGTTGACTTTACCTTCGTTGACTTTGATGTGCTTAGTAATGTCACGCAGTATCTCGCGCTGCCATTTGCGCGGCCCGCTGAACTTAGCTAACGGTGTGTTGGGCTGGCCCCAAGGAAACGCGAACAGTACAAACGCTTCAGGATCGTTCGCTATCGCGGGTGACCACAACCGCGTCATCAACGTCTGCTCTTCGGCT